AGTTCGTCTCGCTCGCTCATGCCAATCCCTCCTTCTCAAGTTGCGCGAAAGGAACACGAAACCCGCTGGCGTGCTTGTGACCGCCGCCGCCATACAGTTTTGCGATCTCCGATACGTCGATGCCATCTTCCTGGGATCGCAGGCTGAATACTCTCCCGTCTGGCGTGTCCCAGTAGCAACCGGCAAACGGCCGGCCTTTGGCGAGCGCGTGGCCCGCATCGGATGTCAGGGTATACGGCAGGTTAGCGATAGGGACTCTGTACCCGCCAATCACGAGTTCGCGCGTGACAACGCCGATTAACTCGGCAATGTCCTTGAAGTGCTTACGCTCGATAGCAGCGCCTTCTTCGGCCAACTTCTGCGGGTCTGTCTCCATCAGCTCGTCCCATACATCGAAGTCATATGGGTAGCTGAACACGTTGGCCTGGATTTCGCGGGTGTGCTCCAGCGCGAACCGCCACAGATCGCGGTCCTCAATGTGCGCGAGCAGTTTTGGCATACTGTCATCGTGATTATTGCCGCAGAACCACTGCCACGCCAAGACGGCGCCGGAGTGTTCCAGGCTGCACAACGATTCGATCCTCCGCGAGTCGATCAATGGCCGCAAGTCGTCGATCGCCGTCTTGTGGTGGTCTATCAGCACCACCCGGCTTGCCCGCTCCAGCATGGCCTCAACAATAGGACGCTTGTACGAAAAATCGACTAGATATACGTCGCGGCCTGTTACGTCTGGCGGGGCGTCCTGATAGATGCCGGCATGAAAATCAAACTCGCGATCCGCAAACCGCTTAAAGACCCACGCTGCGCCGAACCCGTCAGCGCAGTTGCCGTGGTAAATGCATAGTGGCTTCATGTCAATCCCTCCTTCTCTAGTGCAGCGAGGATGGCGCGCTCACCGTCTAGTTCCGCTAGTGCTTCGTCCAGCAATGATGTGCCGTCCAGTTGGTCATGCGTCCAGCTATCTGCTTTTGCGATCGCCTTGCGCAGCGCCTCGGCGGTCGTGCGCAGACGGGCCTCGATGGCAATGCGCTCAGCCAGCACCTCGCACACCTCGCACTTGCGGCGCAGGTGGCCGTGCTGGCACTCGCGGCCGAAGTCGGCCAGCGGGTCCGGCCCGCAGCCCAGACCCGGCCACGCCTTCATCTGGTCAGTGATGCGAGTCACGCCCCAATCCTCCGTACCTGTACCGTCGTCACGGTAGCAGTCGCTCACGGTCCCTCCGATGCGCGGCGTGCGCGCTCTATCATGTGCATCAGACAGAAGTCGCCCGCATCACCGGCTTCGGCTTGCAGCGCCTCTGCGAAGGTGGGGCGAGCCCTTAAGCAATACTCGCATCCAGTTTGCTTTGGGCAATCTGTGTACTCATGCCACTTTGATCCGTCATAGTTCAGTTCCTTTGCCTCGGCCTCACGCTTCCTCTGCGCACGCTCGACCGTGGCGCGCAGCTCGTCGAGGTTGCGAATGCGCATCTCCGGGTAGCTCTCACAGATGCTGGTACCGTCCTGCTTCCACCACCGGAATTCGCCGACTATCTGGCCTTGCTCATTCTCCAACGTGTAGATCGGGATGCGTGAACCATCGTGGCAGACGGCCACTACGAACTCGCCGTTTTCGTCCAAGGCGGGGATTGGTTTGTTCATTTGATTACCTCCTCGTAGTTTCGGATAGCGGCGCACAGCGGAGACCCGCAGTTGTCTTCCGCGCGGCACCCGAACCCTTCTTTTTTCGCCATCTTCATCATCGCCCGAGCCGCGAGCAGTTCGCGGGCGATGTCCTGTAATGGTTGCGGCCCGTCGCTCTTCGCATGAAACCGCAGCTCAGCATCACTTACCTTCGGCATCATCGTTCTCCTCACGAGGCGCGTCCAGAGCCTCATTGGCTTTGTCGAGTTCATCCGCAATCCAGCGTAAATGACGCGACCCAAGGGCGCCTCTCTTCTCCTGTGGTGGCCAGTAGACGTAATAGCCGTCCTCGGCCAAGACGAAGTATCTACGCAGTTCACGACGTTCCTTAGCGCGGCGCGGCATCGCTCTCCCCCTCTCTCGTGCGCTCGTCGCTCGTCGAATCAATGCTCGTCATGTCACTTTCTCCCAGATGATTTCAAGCCGCTCTCTCTGCTTCTGCGACAGCGAGCCGTTTTTGGCGAGCTGCCGGCTTATTGAGTCGATGAACTGCTGCTCCCATTCGGAGAGTTTCGAGTCGCGCGCCTCGCAGTCCTCGATCATCTGCGCGATGTCGCTGGCCTTGCTCATAGCTTCTTCCCCTTGAAGAAATCGCATAGTGCCTGCTGTTCGCTCCCATGCCACAGATACGAGAGTGCAGCCCGTAGCGCCTCGCGATCCAGGCCAAGCGATGCGACAGGCTCATGCTGAGATAGTAGATACGCCGCGCGCTCTTTGATCAGTGCGATCTCAAGCCTGGCGCCGGTGTTTTCATGCTCTGCCATCCATCGGGCGCTGACAGCCTGCGCGTTAAACAACCTCTCCAAATCGCTCATGTCGCCTCCCGTGTTCTGCGCAAGGTGGCTTTGCCAATGATCTTCATGACCTACTTTCCTCCAGAAGGGCCTCTCCCTCCTCCTCGAGTTCCTCGAAAACTCTCTGTTCGAGGTCTGAAGGCCACTTCCTTGTGTCGGAGACATCGAATTGGTAGGCTCCGAAGGCGAGGGTTGCAGATAGGATTTCGACCTCCGCTGGTTCGGGAGGATCTCCGGGATCGCCGTGTCGGTTATAAAAGGAACCTGGATGACCGGGAGAGTAGGTGAAATCTATCTCGAGAGTGGTTTCGTCTGGTAAGTAGATGGAATAAGAGTAGCTCATGGGTAAGTCTCCTCGCCTTTGTAGGTGTTCCAGCGGTCTTTCATTCGCTGGATGGCTTCTGGCGGAACGTTGTGATTATTTCTGTACTCTCCTGTGCAGTGAATTACGCGAAAGGGAATCTGGTGCTTGGAGCAGAAGGTGATGTAGGGTAAGAATTCCCAAAGACGAGTGAATGTGTTAGCTACGACAGTCCTATATCCGTTTAGGAGGAGGAATTCTACTCGTGCTAGAGAGGTAGCATGCGCTATCCTGAGGTAGCGAGGATTAAAGGCATATGTGCCGTTCGGCAAGTAGAAGAAATCATCTGCCTCGATAAGGATATGACTGGGGTAGGCTTCACGAGCAAGTGTAGACTTGCCTGAACCTGGAAGTCCGCGGAGGATAATGAGCTCAGCTTGCATTGAACTCTCCTCCTTCTCCTTCTCCTCCTTCTCCTTCTCCTTCTCCTTCTGGCCTTGGCGGAAGTTCCTCGATCTGGTCGAGAATCTCATTGACTCGAGCTTCTGAAAGGAAGCCGATCACGTCCTGCGTGATGACTGTTGAGTAGCAAATATCTTCGCCGTAGAGTACGGCAAGTTCCCAGAGGCCGTCTGGGCCTCCATAGGTGAACGGGCCACGAATTACTGAGGCCCCGTAGCCGTTCGAGAAGCGGTAAATTCTCTGCTCTTTTTCCCCGTAGATGGAGTAGCTAAGGTATACTTTGGTAGGCTTGCGCATCTTCTCTTTCATCTTCTCTTTCATCTTCTCTTCTCCTTCGTCTGCGAGATTGCAGCTGCATGGAGGCTCGGTTGAACCTCCATGTGAGATGCGATCTAGGCGTACATTAAGAGGATTTCTTCGCAACCGTAGAGTGCGAAGGCGCCACATTCCTCGCATTGGGCTTTGCGAGTATCGGGCTCATAGCCGTAGTATACGGCTCCGCAGGAGTGACAGACTGCGGCGTTATCGTCTCCCTCTTCGAGGCATTCTTGAGCGGTGGCAAGAAGTTCTTCTTTTGTAAGCATGATTCTACTCCTTGGGCTTTCTGCCTATTCCCTTGAGGAACGGGCGAGTAGCCAGAGTAAGAGAGCGTACAGGAGGAATTCGAGAAGGGCAGACAAGAGGAACTGGGGGAATGATTCCATCGGCTTGATACCTTTCTCTTAAAGCGGACTGGTTAATGATTCTGAAGCGAATGTTCATCCTTGCTCTCCTTAGAAGTAGGAAGATTCTGCTTCTTCCTTCTCTTAGGCTTCTTGATTTCGGCCTTTATTTCCGTAAGGATGCGGCTCCTGCTGTCTGTCTCTAGTGTAAGGAACCAAAAGAGTGAGTAGGCTTGTCCTACGGGAACGGAAAGGCAGTCTACTGCTCCCTTCTTTCTGAGGAAGTGTAGGGCTGCGCCTACCCGGTGCATGGACTCGCCTGTACGGTTTGCGATCTCCCGTGCGGTTAAAAAGTCATCTGCTGCCTTAAGGCATTCCTGCGTGAGCAGGGTTGTACAGACGCGGGTGAATGGTCTCTTCATCTCTTGACTCCTTTCTTAATTTCTTCTCTGGGGGGATCGGGAATGCCCTTACCGGCCTCGAGCCAGTCCTGATAGAACTGGCCGGAAATGGTGCAGTTGTAAAGGACTTGGCAAGGATATTCCTTGATATTGAGATCTGCGCAAACAAGTTTGATCTTGTCTAGGATGGTTCCTTCTTCTTCTTCTTCTGGGTTTAACTCTATGCCGAGACGAGCGGCTGCTGTTTCGCGTAGAGCCTTTATGTGAAAGACTGCGGCAAGACGAAAGACGAGACTGTCGTACTGCGCAGTTGTGCAGTGTGCCTTTAAGCTGAGAAGGGCTTTTTCCTTCTCGGCTTCTTCGGCATTCATTGCTTCACCTTAAAGCAGCTGAAGCAGAAGGGGAAGATCTGATCCTCTCCTCGTTCGATTGAGCGAGGAAGAGGCGAGTAGGAAGGAGAAAGGAAAGAGATGAGTCGGGTTTCCTTTGTCTTTCCGTTCCTTGATTCGGAGTAGAGGTAGAGTCCCTCCTCTTGCGTCCAAGAGCGGACGCAAGAGGCGCAATGGCAGTGGTTCATCCGAAGGATGACTCGCTTCGGATGAAGGAAGATTCCCGACTGGAGAGCTTCCAGTCGGGCTGCGATTTCTCGCAGGACTTCCGCAGGGGAAGTCTGCGCCTTGGCGTCGGCCTGCTCGATTAGGGTATCGAGCAGGTCGTCTTGAAGTATTCCTTTGTGCATGAGCGAGTCTCCTACTTCTTGCTTCTTCCTTCTTTCTTCTTCACTGTTTCCAGGAACCCGCTGTCGATGGCATCAAGGATGCCATCGAGTGTCTGGCGGGTGTCCGCGAGGAGGGCGGACCTGTCGTTGACCCGCAGGGTTGCCAGGTAAGTAGTCATGGCTCTGTAGCCCGCCAAAAGGACTTGTTGTCCTGTTCCATTGTGTTCTCCGGTTGGGTTATGTGCGCAATGGGTGGCACGGGCATATGGTCGCATATTTTGATCGCGGGTGCAAGTGGTATTTGCGCAACAATATGTAGTATAAATACTATGTAGTAATGATTAAGGGGGGAAAGTGAGAGGAGAGAATTACGGTGCGATGTTCCCTGGTGTCCTTGGGAATGGTCCCTGTGCGGCTAGGTGGATGGTCCTGTGTTCCATTGGCCCTACCCCCCGATGCCCGGACGGACCCGAATGGACCCGGAGTTGCTCTTATACTACTTAAAGAAAAAAAAAAAAAAAATTAAGGTGGTATATTAACCTCCTCCGGGGGGATGCCCGTAGGGCCAATGGGCCACAGGGCCATGCTACAGGGGAATTAGGGACCATGCACGGGGAACACAGGGCTGCTACTTTGGGTTAATGTGCGGCATTAATAGTGGAACTGCGGAGTAGATGCGAATGGATCGCATCGACCGCGGACCGCGGGCCGTCCGGCCGCTCTATATATACTAGAAGGTGGTCGGATTCTAGTGAAGAGAAGGCAAAAAGAAGCCCCGGATCAGACCGGGGCTGGGAATTAGGCGTCAGTCGCCCCGAAAGGGATTTCTTCCCGGATCTTCTGTCCTGGCCGGTATTCGAGCACGGCAACAATGTTGCCAGTGGCCCAGCCGACACTATCGACTGGGCCGTCCTCCGTCGGGAAGGTTCGGCCATCCGGATGCCGGATGGCGACGCCTCTTTTCATGCTTTCCTCCGTGACGAGGTAAGCCACAAAACTATTCATTGCCTTCCTCCGCAAGAGAAGGCGAGGAGCCTCCATGCTCCCCGCTTTCAGTTTTCGGTCAGTCCAGCAGGGCGTCCAGTCCCTTCGCATCCGTGCGCTTCTCTGCGGCTTCCCTGCGGGCGCGAGCCCGTTCCTCGGCGATGGCGGCGAGGTGCGGAGCCATTGCCGTCCTGAACTTGACAAGATCCTCCTCGGCCTTGCCTTTCAGGAAAGCCTTGGCGGCCCCGAGATCGGGGAACCGCTCCGGACGCGCTCGAGTGAGCGCGAGGGCGATGTCGCCAATGCGGGCTCCGCGCGGTCCTGCCCGGTCAGTCCACGTATCATTCAGCAGGTTTTCCCAAACCTGCTCCACGCAGTCAAGAGCGTACTCGTCTACCGACGAGTACTCCCCCGACTCCACGGCCTTTTTCGCTCCGGAGAATGAATCTCCGAGCTTTGCGTTGAGGCCGTGCATCAGCACGGCCGCCCGCATTCCGGCCGACAAGTCGGCCAAGTCGCATGACTTGGTGCCGCTCTCGGTCTTGAGGGTCCAAACGGACCCTCCCGGCTCGAACACGCGTTCAATTGCCATCTTACTCTCCAGTTTGAAATAACATCCCCGAGAAGCTAGTCTTGGGGAGCGGCCGGAACATCCGACCACGGGCAAACGATAACATACCGGCCGGGGTTTTGCAAGGGGTGTTTGAAAATTTTTTTCGGGCGGCGATTGGACGGACAACCTCGAGGACGGCCTGGCTGGCTCGGGCAAATCGAAATGAGAAGGATAATCGAAGTAAGAATGAGAATCGAAGTAAGAATGAGAATCGAAATCAAAAGACGAATGATTTGCATTCAGGATAGCCGCGCTCCCCCCAGAGCCGAGGCTACCGCCCCGGAATTTGATTGCCTCTCACTCCGCGCTTCTACTCCAAGTAAATATCGCATAATTACTACATAGTAACTATCCCACATTTATAATCCACGCGCCCGCCTATTAATCCGAAGAAGACCGAGCTAATATGCTACCCTCGAAGGACCGCACCGAAGGTCATGAGGGGAGAGAAGGTATTTCCATCCTGAGCAAAATCTTAGCCGGTCCCCTATCCCTCATCGGGGAAATCTACCGGGAGCGTATGCGCATACGTGCCGAGGCCAAGGCCCAGGAACGTCAAATCCAAGCTGCCCTCGCAGAGCGCAAGATCGAGCTAATCAAGCAGGGGCTCACCGCAGACATGAATTGGGAGATGGAATTTGCCCGCCAAGCTTCCTCTTCCTGGAAGGACGAGTACACCCTAATCGTAGTCTCCATTCCCGCAATCATGGCCTTCGTTCCTGGGTGGTCCCGCTACGCTAAGGCCGGACTTGACGCCCTTTCCGCAATGCCCTACTGGTATCAGCTTCTCCTACTTTCAATCTTCTTTGCAACCTATGGCATCCGTTACTGGCGCCGTGGGCAGACCGATACATGACGGGAGTTTCATCTTTGTGTTCACGCGTAAAGGAAAGTACCTTGTCAGGAAACTTCCGGAAGGAACCCTTCTCGGCTCCTCCACTTCCCTTTTTGACGCCGCAGATATTGCCCTCGCAGACGCCAGAAATGGTCCTTCTCTTTACATTATCGAGCAGCCACCGATTGAGGTTGACGTGAGCAAGGCATACGGCGTAAGACCGGGTTCTAGTTTCCTGCTGTCAACCCCAGAGAATTTATACGCAGAGGGGCAGACAGCCACTACTGGGTTTGCTTCGTGCGATCCAGTTGATTTTGCAACCTCTTATCTTTGGTACTTGAACGACATTCTCGCCAATACTACGAGTATTCCAGAAACACAATTTATTGGCCTTTCTGCTGGGGTTGCATACTCGGTCAAGGTAAAAGCTAAAGCTTCCTTTGGCGAGAGCTCACTGAGTGCTGCTGTTAGTTTCCAGACAACTGAGAACGAGGCTCCACTTTGGCTTGGAGCGCCTGGCACGCAGAATCTAATTGTTGGCTCTTCACTTAACCTAAACCTCGTCACATACATCGAGGACATGAGTGAATATACGCCTCAATTCTCTGTAGCTTCTGGCTCCTTACCGCCAGGACTCTCGCTCTCCTCCGCTGGTGTTGTTAGCGGAACGCCAACCAGTTCTTTCAGTGGCTCCATTACCTTCTTGCTGACTCATGCCGAGCACCCGGCTAATCACAGTGAGGAGAGTGCTCCGGTAACCTTCATTGTCGAGACCCAAGACATTACGCCTCCTCCCGTACCAACGAACTTCGCAGCAACTTCCTACTCAGCTGATTTAGTGCATCTCACATGGACAAATCCGGCAGACGACACTTCCATTCCCGGTGAGTACAAGAGCGGCCTTCTCGGTACAGACATCTGGCGCTCTACTGAGAAGGACGAGGGTGGTTCGTGGATTAACTTTGCCTACGTAACCCGTGTTCTTGTCTCCGCTGTCGAGTCGGAGTCCTATCATGCTTTCGCCCAAGTTGAGTGCGGTTGGCGTATTCGCTCAGTAGATAATGCCTTCAAGAAATCCGGTTATACTGAAATCCTTTCTGCTGGTCCCCTACTAACTACTCTGAATCCTCCAATCAATGTCTCAGCATCTCGTGATTCTCCTCTTCAAGCGACTCTCTCGTGGGAGCAAGGAGATGGTGTTACTCCAACAGGATACAAGGTTTACCAAGCTTTTGGTATATCTGGTCCTTGGGTACTCGTGTATACAGGGGCTAGCACGTCCTACGTAGCAAGCTCAACAGGCTCCGGCTCGAATCCAAACTTTTCAAATTCTCAGACTCCCTACTTTTATGTAACGGCAACTAAGGACGGCAATGAATCAGTTGCGTCTGCGATAGTTGCTGCAACTTCTGGACAGCTTACCAGTCTCTGGCAGAACAGCTTCGATTTTCCTTCTTTTCCTGCTGGTGGCATGAAGCAGTATGCCCTCAGTTCTCACGACGCCTACGATCCTGCATATAATAATCCATGCGAAACTTCTACAGTCCGCGTTCGCTATCCTGTTGGGGATAATGGAGAAATGGCCAGGTCGATGCGAGTTCATCTTGTTCAGCACAAGTACGGGACAAATCAGTGGCCAACTGGTGCCGCTGCCTACAGTCAATCCCTAATGGGGCCTGGTAACTGGGTTCACAAGAATGGCGCATCGGCAAACGCAAATGCTGCACACAGAAACGAAGTCATATTTGACCCCGGAACCGGAATGGACAGTATCGAGAGGGGCGTAGAATACTGGATGGGCTGGTCCATGTTCTACCCCGGTCCGAATGATCCTTACGGAGATCCGGAATTTAAACCGCTGTCGTTTCAGGGCGGCTGGTCTGACGGGCCTCAGCTTCATCCAGTCAATATGACAACTGCGGAATATGCCCTATATGGGCCACTTTCAGCCAGCTCTAGTAGTGGGGGTTTTAATCCTGCCCTTGCTCTCAAACAAATGGCAATCAACCGAAATGTTACCGGAGCAAACGTAAATGCATATCCAGTTATCGCCGGTGCTCCGGTAGTTCGTTACAAGCGTGGAAGTGATCAAGTTACTTTAGGGACGCCGTCCTCCTTCATTAGTGGGGCATCTTCGGCTGCTCATACTCTAAGTGTTGAGTGGGATTCTGTCCCCGGAGCAGCAAAGTATCGTGTCTATCGAGCAGTGCGTGCTGAGGGCCCATATCAGCAGCTCGGTTCAGATATTCTTGCGGCAGAAACGACTGGTATGAGATATGACCAGACGACCGTAACACGCAGTGGTACGGTAAGAACTTACCAAGAGACGAAGCTCGGCACTTGGCAGTCAAAGATCATGTCCGCCTCATATATCTGCATAGCACCAGTAGATGCAAATGGTGTTGAAGGGCCTTGGTCACTTCCTTGCCCGTCTCGGCGCTCGTGCTTCGGTATGCAGATTTACGGTATTCACTACAGCGCCCCACTACTACCAAATACTGAGTGGCCTTATGCAAACTATAACAAGGTCAACTCGGACTATCAATCTAGTACCTTTGGCGGCATTGAAGGTTGGGATCTTCGTGGACACTGGATTGACTTTGTTCTTCGTTACAAGTTAAGCGACAACTACGATGGATACTTCCAGCTTTGGGTAAATGATGAGCTTGTTGCGGAGCAATTCAACATTCTTATAGGGCGCTTTGACACAGCCGAAATTCGTGGTCAGCCACCAAGAATGTACTGGCGCTTAGGCATGTATCATGGATGGCCGAACTACAGCGATCATATGGTAGACAGCAACGGTAATCCTACAACTGCTTCAGGGGACGGACAGGAAGTTCCAGCTGATTGGCCTGCTGCCTGCGTAATCTACTACGATGAGTTTCATCTCGCGAAGAGAATTAACGGGCCGAGTGGCGCAGTTACTTCAGCGGACCCAGCCTATGATCTTGTGAAGCCTCGTGGAGTGCGCACCTAATGTCCATGAAGTGCTGTATTGTTTCTGCTGTCGCTGGGACAGGAACTCCACCGTTTACACAGGACTTCACAAACTCTGATGTCTTTGGTGGAGCTACGCCCAAGGCCGCTATCATTCTTGGAGGCGGAGCCGGCTCCGCAGATACTGCTACTGACGGGCTCTCGTTCCAGCTCGGCTTCAGTGACGGTACGAACCAGAGCGCAATTGCGTTTGCAGGTGACACGTCAACCTCAACAAATAGCACGGCTCGCTCGAATAGAGCAAACGCTGGTTACGTTCACCTAGGCGTTGATGGTACAGTAGACGGAGCAGCTACCATCTCGCTAATCGCTAACGGTGGCCGTCTAACATGGAGTGACCAGTCTACGGGAGAGACAATCTACGTTCTTCTGATCGGTGGTGATATTGAGGCCGCAGTCGTTAATGTAACTGGGAATGGCAGTGGTAGTGCTCAAACCGTTACCCACGGACTATCTGCAGCACCGGAATTGATAATTGCTCTCGATGCGTGGGCTGCGGAGAATACAGATACTGGTGGAGATACAAACGGAAGCATCGGCTTCTGGACAGCCTCGACCCAGCTTTGTGCCGGTCAAAGACTGCGCGATGGTCAGTCAACCGCTGCTTCTTCCGGGCAAATTAACACAGCGTTTGCTTTTTCCGCCTTTTCTACTGCTGGTGGTATAGTCTACGAAGGGGCCATCTCGAATGTAGGTTCTTCCAGTTTTGATATGACAACAGCTCCAAGCACTACAAACAATCTACACTTCTTGTCCCTTCGTTCAACTAGTGGAACGGCTCTCTCTGTAGCTGCTGGAGTTGGGACAGCAAAAACTTCCACTGGAACCCAGTCAGATATTTCTGGGATGACTAACAATCCTCAGGTTTTGCTTGTTCTGCCAACCGCACTGACTTCCGCGGACTTGGCGTCATCTACAGATACAAGTGGAAACTTTGGGCTTGGAATTTCTTGCAAGCGAAGTTCTGATGGTGTAACCCAGTATATGGGTGTCGTCTCGTCGGCAGATGATGGAGATGCAACTACTGCTGATTGGCTGAATCATCAGCACTCAGCAGCAAAGCACCTTCACGTTCTCGACGCTGATGGAGTAACTTCCATTGCTGCAACAGTTTCCTCGTGGGTTGGCGGAATCGAGCATAATTATACAACCGCTAGCGGCGTGGCGACCAAGTTTCCATATCTTGCATTCGGCGCAGACGCGGTGACAGGTAATGCTGCACGTGCCCGTTACTACGAAATGATGAGGACTAGTCAATGAAGATTCTCAAGAAGTCCACGACTACGACGGTCCTTCTTGGTCCGTTTGTAGATGAAACAGACGGCAAGACAGCCGAGACCGGTCTCACCATCTCGCAGAGTGACGTTCTCCTGTGGAAGGAGGGCGGTACGACTATGGCGCAGAAGAATGATGCGACTGCCTGTACTTCTCGTTCAAACGGTTACTACACCTGTCCACTTAGTACGACAGACACAGATACGAATGGTATCCTTCACATCACTGTTCATAAGAGCGGTGCCCTTCCTGTTAAGGAAACCTTCTACGTAGTTCACGCTAACGTCTTTGATTCTCTAATCAGTTATACAAGTCTCGGCGTTCTTGCTAACGTCGTTGGCTGGAATACTGCGGCAATTGCTACTCCAGACACAGCTGGCTACCCAAAGACCACAATCAAGTCTGGCTCCGGTACAGGAGAGATCAACCTCTCCTCTGGTGGAGTCTCCCTGACCACTTCTTCCGTTAACTCAGTAGCCGATCAGGTCTGGGACGAGGACATCACAGGTCACCGCTCGCCAAACGCTGCCGGCGCAATTCTGCAGCCACTGCATTCTGGCACCTGCCCGACGATTGCATCGCCTCTGACAACGACGATCAAACTGGCAGCTGGAGCATCGAGTGCTGACGACTTTTACAATGGCGAGTTGATTGTTGCATGGTCTGCGGATGGTACTACGCGAGTGGCAGACTATTGTCTCGACTACGACGGGACTACGCAGACTGCGACTGTGACCGGGTTCGCCTCGGCGCCACAGACTGGGTGGGCCTACGTCGTGCATCCAGGTGGGACGATCCCTGGCGCGTCTGCTCCGTCCGCTGCTGACAATGCAGCTGCGGTCTGGAATGCTCTTACGGCTTCCTATACTGCCGCCGGTTCCTTCGGTGAACGGTTTAAGGTTGTTCGTCGAGCTGCCCTCGCGGCAACGAACTCTGATTCACTTCTTACCTTCGATGCTTCAGCTTCGACGACAACGGACTACTACAAGTATCAAACAGTTACGATGATTGACGGTCCCTGTGCTGGGCAGACTCGGCAGATCGTAAGTTATTCGTCAGGCCGTGTAGCTACAGTAGACCCTCCATTCATTGGTACGCCAGAGAGTGGAAACATCTTCATGATTCTTCCGCTCGGAATAGATGCTGCAACTTTGGCTATGATTGCTGACGCCGTTTGGGATGAGGCAAGAAGCGGTCACATCATAGCTGGTTCCTTTGGTGAGTACCTTCTTGCAGATGTCATTAAGCTCTCAGGGGATACAACTGCCGCAGACAACGCCGAGTCCTTCTTCGATGGGACTGGCTATGCAGGAACAGGGAATACTATCCCAACTGTAACCGCAGTTACGAATGCGGTTTCAGCTAATATCACCCAGATTTCGGGAGATTCTGCTGCAGCTGATGCCCTCGAGGCTATGCTTGATGGTACGGGAGGTGTAACGATTACTGCCGCTATTACAGGCGCTATCACAGGCAACATTACAGGTAATCTTAGCGGCTCAGTGGGCTCCGTTACAGGTAATGTGGGCGGCAACGTCGCAGGCTCCGTAGCTTCCGTCACAGGCGCAGTAGGCTCTGTAACAGCCGGTGTCACGGTTACTACGAATAATGATAAGACGGGCTATCGCCTATCCGCTACCGGCGTTGATGATATTCTGGATGAGGCGATTGCGGAGCCTGCCTCTGTTTTCGCTTGGGCTTCTGCAACGCCGCGGAATATCCTCGGCTTCCTTGGGCAGATCTCGCGTAATAAGCAGACTCTGAATAAGGATACTGGTGCCTTTGCTATCAGGAACAATGCTGACTCTGCGAATGTCGGCACAGCTACTTACGCGGATGATGCTACGACTACCACGAAGGGAGCGATCAGCTAATGGCTATCGACTCGCGAGCAGACGCACACGCCCTTCTAGCTACCTGCCCCTTTACTCCGATGTTAGCGGTAGCTGATGCCGTTGTCGGTCTCGATACGGTAATTCAGAGGGCGACCATGTTGCACATGCCTGCGTTGAATGGCCTTCCTGAGCCTACAGATGTGAATACGGGCGGCACGTCCCTTCTTGGCCTTCTGACTTTCTGGAGTTAATTGTATGACAACTTCTTCTTACTTGCAGGGTGCCGTTCGTATCTATCCCGCGGAGGGGACTGCGGGAGATGGTAATGTACTCATCCTCACAGATGATGTATCCAGGTATGACGTTTTCGAGGTGCACTCTTACGGTGGCAACTTCACAGTAGAGGTCTCCTTTGATGGAACTGAGTGGACTAACGCAGTTCAGCTTGAGGATCGAGGGCAGACTACTCTCACCCTTGTTACCACCGGAGTTAATGGGCCTCTGTATGCAGCCAGAATGAAGGCGCCCTATGTTCGCCTCAAGCAGTCTGGTGCAACGGATTTTGAAGGTTACCTGCTTTGCGGGAACTTGATCGGTAGTTAGTAAATGTCCTACACTTACCATATGGTAACAGTTCAGGAGGTGAAAGATGTCTGCTTCTGATTCAATGGAAACTAACATTCTGAAGCTCATCTTTCAGAATGTAGACTTTGCTAACATTGGTGATGCTACAGGGCTCCGGGGAGCTTCTACTCCAGGCAGCTTGTATGTCTCCCTTCATACTTCCGACCCCGGAGAATCTGGCTCGCAGGCTTCGAATGAGACAGCATACACCTCCTATGCGCGTGTTGCAGTCGCTCGATCTGCTGCTGCCTGGGATGTAACTGGTGCGGTTGCCTCAAACATTGCTGCAGTTAGCTTTCCTACCTGCACTGGTGGCACAGCGACAGTTACGCATGTGGGTATCGGTACTTCTTCTTCTGGTGCAGGCGTACTTCTTTTCTCTGCTGCTCTTGCTGCCAGCTTGGCCGTGTCCAATACTGTGCAGCCTGAGTTTGCAGCTGGTCAGCTTACGGTAACTGCTAGCTAAGATGAGTGTCGCGGACGTACAAATAGGCTTCTCACTCTCTGCGCCACTCTTGGGGCGTGGGCATATCTCTGCCTCCGCCACCCAGTCACAGACGCTGGCAGCCTCAGGTTTCGTCCGCTCACTTAGCGCGGCTGCAGTTACCGTTTCTCTTACACTAGCCGGAACGGCGTTTCCAAGGGGAGTTCTTGCTGCTTCTACAGACCTAAGTTACGCAGTTGGAGGTTCTGCTAAAGCTCGTGCCTTCTTGGTAGGTACGGTGACTTTCCAGCAAGTTCTAGCGGGCTACTTGCTAGACTCTATGAACTGGGAAGGAGATGAACTTCCTTGGGATGCTGTTTCAGGCATTGATCTTGGGCGCTATCCGATCGGTCTCAAAAGTCAGTCATTCATACAGTTTGGACCGGCACATGCCAAGTTTGGTGATGCCGGCATCCAGTCTTATGTGGAAAGGCTTTCCCTTCCTCCAGATGACCGTACTGGGGTCTTTCTCATTACGGAGGTTGCTCCACTTTTCTTCGGCGGCGCGGGAACCACTATTCAGGTTTCTCTTGGCACGCAGGAAAGGACGCAGAACGACTCCGTTATTTGGGAAGAAGCCTACTCCTTCGTCTTGGGAACTGATGATTCAGCAGACCTAATTTCGAGCGGGCGCTTCTTGGCCCTCCGCTTCGAGGCTGTGGGGCAACCGCATTGGCAGTTGTCCCGTTTTGATGTCACTGTACAAAGGACTGGAGAGGATTAAGCGATGGCTATGTCAGCAGCAATTCAGAAAGTCTCGATTAAGCACGAGATGATTATGAACTACATTATGGAGAATCCGCAAGAGCCTTTGGCCTCAGTAGCAGCTCACTTCGGAATTTCTTCGGCGTGGTTATCGACAGTTATTCACTCTCCGGCTTTTCAGGATCGTCTTTTGGAAAAGAAGGACGTTCTCTTTCATCACACAGTCGTAGCTACGGTTCGGGATAAGGTTTCTGTACTTGCGCATAAGGCTCTAGATAAGCTAGTCGATCAGATTGATTTTACTCTGGATACGAAAGAACTTAGAGAAACAGCTGACATGGCCCTTGAGCGTTTGGGCTATGGTGGCAAGAATGGAGGTGCAGGCGATGGACCTACAGTCATTAACAACAACACGCTCGTCGTCGCTCGAGAACTGTACTACGAGGCACAGAACCGCATCGGTGCCAAGTCGCTACAGGGACTTACCGATGCCATTAACGGCTCAGTGGATCAGCCACCCGCCCTTTCAAGTTCCAAAGTCGAGGAAGCCCTCAGCACAGGCCGGCTACAGGTACCAAACCCAGTTCTCGAATATGATGGAGGAGAGGTATGAATTCCTTTATTTTCCTGATCGCTGGATTACTTGGCGGGCTAGTCTTAGGGCAAATTCTGCCTTTAACCAGCTGGATGGCTTCCTTCTTCTTGATGATGCAAAAGTTTGCATACTCTATGAGTGTAAAGTTCGAAACACTCAAGAAGCGATTTGGCAGATGATTCACTATGCAAGGCTACTCAAACTGCTTCTTCCGGGCTGGCTCATTAGAACTGTCGAGGTCTGTAAGTACTATGATCCCGTCATTCGAGCCCCTGATGAAACAGAGCCCCTTTTCTTGTGGGAACCAGACGAACTTCCCGCAGAAACTCGAGGACGGCATTCCGTTCTCCTTTTCGGCTGAGTTATAGAATGAGTGCGGCTGAAGATACTGTTAAGGCCCAGGCAGGGGAGATTTTCCGTCTAGCTGCGGAGGATGGTATCTTCTTCTCTCACTACTTCTTTGAGAGGACGATTCGTCAAGGCAGCCCGAAGATGCATGAGCAGCTTTGGCTCGGTCTCGAGGAGCGCGGCCTTCGCTACTTCGGGGCGGAGATTTTCCGCGGCGGTGCTAAGACTACGATTACTCGCATCTTTACCGCGAAGCGAATCTCCTATGGGCTTTCCAGAACGATTCTTTATGTCTCCAAATCCCTTTCGCACGCGCAGCGTTCGATCAAGTGGCTTCGTAGGCAGATTGAGACTAATAAGAAGTGGGCTTCCTTCTACTCCCTAAGTAAGGGAGCGAAGTGGACAGATGATGAAATTGAGATTAGGCACGGTGATCTGCAGCTGACGATTACTATTCTGGCCGCAGGTATCACAGGCCAGATTCGTGGTATTAATACGCAGGACGATTTCCGTCCTGACCTAATCGTAGTAGACGATCCGAATGATGAGGAGAACGCTGGAACGGAGGAGCAGCGGAAGAAGATGGATGCTCTTTTCTTCGGCTCTCTTCAGAACTCCCTCACTCCTCCGTCGGAGAATCAGCATGCGAAGATGGTCCTACTTGCTACTTCTTTGGACTCGAGGGACCTAATTAACCAGGCACACAAGTCTTCAAACTGGAAGACGGTCAAGTTTCCTTGCTTTATTCTGGATTCTTCCCGCGGTGAGATTTCTGCCTGGGAAGAAAGGTTCCCCACGGACTTCCTCAAGCAGGAGAGGCAGGCCTTTATCGACCGCGGCCAGTTCTATTTGTGGCTTCGTGAGATGGAGTGCAAGCTTGTAGCTCCTGAAGGGGCTGCCTTTAATATCGAACTCGTTTCCTACTTCGATCATCCGCCGGAGGTAATGGACGTTCTCTTCGCCATTGACCCCGCAAGAAGTAAGCTTAAGAGTGCTCATAAGAGCGCAATCGTGGCTATTGGCATTGCGCAGAATAAGGCTTACGTCCTCGAGTATTATGCACAGAAGGGAATGAACCCAGAAGAGACTTGGCAGAAGTTTTTTGAGATGGCTGTTCGTTGGCGTCCTCGCCAAGTCGCAATTGAGTCTGTGGCCTATCAGCAAGTACTCTCCTTCTACTTTGCGACGAAGATGAAGGAAAATAACTTCTATGTTTCCATTCTCGAGTTTGATGATAGGCGCTCGAAGGCAAATCGTATTCGGCAGGCTATTGGAGGGCGCCTTGCGCATGGTACACTCCTTGTCCGCCACTCGCAGATAGATCTACTTAAGCAGCTGACTGACTATCAGGATGGAATGGACTTTGACCTTCTAGACGCTCTTGCCATAGCCTTGGATTCTGCTACTCCCCTTCTCTTCGATTCTCTTGAGAGTGAGGGGGAAGACCTTCTTCATATTCTTAAAAGTGAGAAGTCGATTGAGGCCCTCACTTACACCGCAGGGAGTCTGTGCCCATGACTGCAGGACGAGCAACATATAACAGCCTGCAGGCCGAGCTTAAGCCTGGAACAGGGAAGTATGACCAGATTAAGAATTTCATTCTGGATAGGAAGCGTTACTCGAATAGGAAGATGTCCGAGGCCCGTACTCGCTGGCGTACTGCAGATGACCAGTTCAAGGCTTATATTCCAGAGAAGGAGCTGGATGCGCAGAAGCGTTTGAAGTGGGATCAGGAAGGTAAGCTTGACTACATCACTCTTGCAGTTCCCTACTCTTATGCAGTGGCGATGACTGCGCACACTTATCTGAGTGCTATCTTCCTCTCCCGTAACCCAGTCTATCAGTTCTCCGGGCGGCATGGAGAAACGCAGCAGTCCATTCAGGCCATTGAAGCTATTATGGACTACCAACTACGAGTAGGTAAGCACGTTCCGGTTCTTATGAACTGGCTCTTTTCCATGACCAAGTATGGTGTGGGAGTCGTAGGTGATTACTGGTGCAAGGAGACCGCGGATGTTGCTCGTCTGGTCGAGCGCCCGGTAACTCTCCTCGGTATGGAAGTTCCCTTCAAGAAGCAGAAGGTTAAGGAAGTAGCTACGGTTACTACCTTTGAGGGAAATCATCTTTACAACGTCTCCGTATACGATATCTATCCTGATCCGCGGGTTCCCCTTTGTCATTTTCAAGATGGGGAATTCTTCGGGCGCGATGTTCGTGTAGGCCTGCACGAGATCTTGGAAGGAGAGGTAAGTGGGCGCTACTTCAATGTAGACAAAGTAAGGAGTATGAAGCAAGAGAGTGAGTCTGCTGCTTCCGTAGATGGGAATGGCTATAGCGAGGCTTCTTCTCGCTTGGATCTTCCCTACTTCTATGGAGAACAGGCTTATCGAGGTCCTGCTTTCTACAAGTTGCATGAGATGATTATTCGCCTGATCCCCTCGCAGTGGGGTCTGGGTACTTCATCTAAGCTGGAGAAGTGGGTCTTTACCCTGGTAAATGATGACCTCATTATCGGAGCACAGCCCCTCGGACTTCTTCATAATCAGTTTCCTTACTCTATCATCGAGTATGGCTTGGGCTCAGAGGAGTTTGTTAAGCCTTCGATGATTGAAATTATTAAGCCTCTTTCGAATGCGCTTACCTGGCTTTTCAACTCGCATATGTATGGAGTAAGGAAGTCCCTTACAGATACGAGGATTGTAGATCCTTCACGAGTGACGATTAAGGATATGTTGCAGCCATATGGGGGCTCTATTATTCGACTGAAGCCAAACGCGTATGGGCAGAGCCCAAGGGATATGATTCACCAGCTGCAGGTAGGAGATCCTACAGCGGGTCATACTCGAGATATGCTTATCGTGGAGCAGATGCTGCAGAGGACTCTTGGTATCGTAGATGATGTGATGGGTGTCCAAGGAGCCGGATCTGATCGGCAGACTGCAACGGAAGTGCGAGTGAGGACGGGGTATTCAACCTCGAGAATGAAGACGACAGCAGAGTATGTTGCGGCTACGGGCTTCTCCTCCCTTTCGCAAAGGCTGGTCATGAATACACAGCAGCTGTATCAGGATGAGAGGCTCTTTAGAATAGCTGGTTCCTTGATGCAGGATGCGGGTGCGTTCTTGTCTGTGCGGGTTGACCAGGAGGTCCTTGCCGGCTTCTATGATTATGTTCCGATAGATGGAACGTTGCCGATTGACAGAATGGCGCAGGCGAACTTCTGGAAGGAAATGGTGGGGATGATTGCACAGAGTCCTCAGATGGCGATGGAATGGGACTTGTCTGGCCTCGTCTCGCATATTATGAGTATGCAGGGAGAAAGGAACATTCAGAAGTTCCGAAGGGTGAACATGCAGGCGATGGACCCTGCTATGCTGCAGCAGATGGCGCAGCAGGGGAGTATGGTTCCGATTGGTGGAGGTTCAGGCGGTGGACAGACTAGACTCGCAAACGCCCTCGGGGCAGCAGGTCAGGGAACTTCAGGAGGAACTATCTAACCTGCAAGGGTTGGTAGGGACACTGGGGTATAAGTGGCTTATTAGATTGGCGGATGAGCAGCTGGAGCAAAGGCAAAGGACACTTCTTCTGACGCCCTTGAAGGGAATGGATGAGGTTTTAGAGCAGGAATATAAGAAGGGGGAAGTAGCTGGTATCCTCCTTTTTAAAGAGATAGTGGATATTAGGATCGGCGTCTTAAAGCAAGAGATTGACGAATACTTCGAGGAGAAAGGCGATGAGCACAGAGACGAACAAGACAGAGATGGAGAGCGCGAGTACGGAAGTGGAGCAGACGAGCTCAGTTTCGGAGAAGATCGAGCACCCTGACTATGGGGCGCTTGCAGACGCATTTACCTCAGATGACGTGGAAGTGCAGGACCCGGTAGGGTCTTCTTCTTCTTCTTCTTCTTCTCCCCCCTCTCCGCCTCCCTCCACGTCCCTACAGGCACCCGCTGAGGCGGCCCCTGCTGCCGCTACGCCCGCAGCTTCGCCCTCCGGTGCGGTGAACGCCCTTCCCGCTGAACCTTCTTCCTCTCCTCCTCCTCCTGCTGCGGCGCCTCCGGTTGCCGCTGCCCCCGAGGTGCAGATTCAAACCCAGCCGCAGGAACCGCCTTCTCCTGCGGCCGCGGGTAAGGAAGAGCAGGCAGTCTCCTTCGATCAGATTAGGGCTAAGGCTCTACCTGAGTTGGAGAAGATGTATGCTCTTTCTGCTGATGTTGCAGAAGGCTTTGTAGATGAAAGCCTGGCTAAGGTTCTTCCTCAGCAGTTTGCACGGCTTCATTTCGAAATTCAAACGGGTATTTACTCAGCCATTAGTGAGCAGATTCCGGCAATGGTGCAGGCTGCACTTGAGCAGACGAAGCAGGTTGAGACGTTTAAGCAGTCCTTCTTTGATGAGTGGCCTCAGTTGAAGGGTAAAGACGAGAACTTGATTACTAGGACTGTGATGACGTATCGACAGATTAATCCGCAGGCAAGTGCAGAGATGGTTATTAAGCAGGCGGGAGCGCTGGCTATGTTGCAGTTTGGCTTGGATCCCATCGCCTCCAAGACGCAGACTCAGCAGCCGGCGCCTCCGCCTGCACCACCTGTTATTCATCAGCCGGCTGGTACTACGGCCGCGAGTGTGGGGGCTCCTAATCCGCAGGGAGCTGGCTCAGAAAATACCTTTGCGAAAATGGCGGAAGAATGGCGAGAGGAAATGTTTGGAACTTAATTCTTTGAAGGAGAACTGTCATGGCTTTTGCAGGCTTGCGTGGAACTGGCTCGTTTGGTGCAGATGAACGTCCGAAGAATTTTCGGGAGATGATTCTGTGGCTGGAGCCGAATGGAATGGCGCCCCTCTTTGCACTTACGTCGAAGATGGGGACTGAGTCCTTGGACGATCCGCAGACGTACTGGTGGGAGGAAACTCTGGACACCGTTCGAGTGCGGTTGAATGATGCTACGGATATGAGCGACTCGGATACGGCAGTTGTCGTAGATTCGGGTGCTTTGGCTCTGAATGTGGGCGATATTCTTCTAGTGGAAACGACGGAGGTTGATGCCTACGATGCGGAGTTGGTTCGTGTGACTGCGCGGGCGAGCGATACGGCCTTTACGATTAGTCGAGGCTTTGGTGGTTCGACTGCGGCTGCGATTACAGATGATACTTACTTTACGCGTGTTGGCTCGGCGCATGAGGAAGGAAGTGGATCGCCGGCGACAACTAGCACGAACCCGTCGAAGTTTACGAACTATTGTCAGATCTTTAAAACTCCGTATGAGATTTCAAAGACTGCACTGGCAACGAAGTTCAGGACGGGTGATCCGTTGAAGAATGAGCAGCGTCGAAAGGCCTTTGAGCATGCGGCCAAGATTGAGTGGTCGATTCTCTTTGGTAAGGCAGCTGAGGTTACGGGGAGTGATGGGCAGCCGATGCGTTCGATGGGCGGTCTGCGTGAGTTTATCGTAAGTAACCGGAAAGTCTTTTCCTCGGCGATTACGATTAACACCTTCCTGGATCAGGTCTATCAGGTCTTTAACTACTCGGGAGAAGGTTCGGGAGATCAGCGAATTGCATTCTGTGGAAACGGTGCCTTGAATGCCTTGAATAAGGCAATTAAGGATGCTGGTACGACGCAGATCACTTATGATGGTGTCGTAGGTGTCTATGGAATGAAGTTTGCTCGGTTCGTGATGCCGCAGGGTGAACTGCTTTTGAAGACTCATCCGTTGATGAATACTCATGCTCGGTACTCGAAGAGCATGTTCATCATCAATCCGCCCGGCATTAAGTATCGGCCGCTGCGTGGACGAGACACGCACGTTGAGAAGGATATCCAGGATAATGATGCGGATAAGAAGAAGGATCAGTGGCTGACGGAAGCCACGATCACTCTGCATCATGAGAAGACAATGGCGTACCTGGGCAATATCTACGTGAGCTAATGTTGGTGGTTAGGAGGGTGGTGGTCTCCCGCCCTCCTCTTTTTCAAGGAACTAGGTATGGCGACGAACGCACAGCTGATTGACCAAGTCCTGTTCCACCTTGGAAATAGAGCTTCGTATCGGGCAAATGTTCTCTCCAGTATGAAGCTGTGGGTGGATGAGCGAGAGCGTGGTCGGTTTCTTCCCTGGTTTCTTGAGAAAGAGAGTTCTGGACTTGTAACGGTAGAAGATCGGGACTATATCAGTTTGCCGACCGACTTCCTTCGTGAATTGGACGAAGGAACTGTTCTTGTAACTGATGCAGATGGTCTTGAGCATAAGCTTGTGAAGGCGCCATCACTTGATAGGCTTCTTTCCGAGAAAGATGAAGGTGGCTTACCGGAAGCCTACTATCTGTTTAATGGGAGAATGTATTTGAGGCAGACTCCCGATGCGGCGTATTTCCTGAGGTTTTTCTACTATGGGAAATCGACGGTTCTTGCGGATAATGATTCGGAAGCGACGCATTGGGGCGCGGAGGCGGCGAGTGCTTTGGTCTTTGGTTCAGCCGCTATCTTTGCTGGTACGGTTCTTCAAAATATGAAGTTGAGGGATTCTCTTGCTGCTTTTGAGTCTCGGGCACTAGATAATCTTCTGGCAGCGAATGAGGCACGAATTCACTCTGGCTCTTCCCTTCTGATTGAGGATTGAACTATGGCACTTGAAGTTGCAACTTATATTAGTGACCTGGTTGTAAGTAATCCTCCATCGACTGATAAGAGGAGACAGGGAGACGACCATCTGCGCTTGATTAAGAGTGCGGTGAAGAATACGTTTCCTAACGTAACTGGGGCCGTAACTGCTACGCACGAGGAGCTGAATAATGCCGCGGCAGGTTTTACAAGTGCTCTCTTTCTTAACGAAGTAAGAATGTACTATGGAGATCCTGGTGACCTACCTGCAGGCTGGCATGTTTGCGATGGGACTAATGGCACTCCGGATCTTAGAAATCTTGTTCCTATTGGTGCTGGCTCTACTTATACTCTTGGTCAGTCTGTGGGCTCTGCCAACCCTACTACTTCGTCTACTAGTGGCGGAACTCCGGCAGGTACGGTTGGGGGAACGGCGCTAACGAAAGCACAGTTGCCTGTGCACGATCATTTTACTGTTGCAGATGTTGAAAGTACGAATGAGGTTAATGCTTCGACTTCTGTAGCGAAGTTTAATGATACTTCTCTTGGTGATTTGCAGTACAAACTGATGGGGTCTGCAATTACGCCAACTCTTGGGCTCAGTTCGCCGGTTGGCTCGGGAGATACGCATACGCACACCTTTACTGGTAATGCACTGTCCGGACATACACATACTGTTTCTGCATTGCAGCCGGCTCTAGCTTTGCACTTTGTTATGTATACTGGAGTATAAAAAGGAGAAGAAGAATGGCTCCCTTGGATAAGTTAGATCAGCTTCTAGGGGTAGTAAGTCCCCTTGATGGGTCGGAATCCTGTAGGGAACGGAATGCTAAGTTGCGCAATTGGAGAATGGTAGTAGGTTTGGCAACTCTAGTTACCTTTTACCATGCGGCGAGAGCCTGCGGACTGATTCCTAATGTGAGTCCGTATGCATCTGCTGAAGATCTTGAGCAGAAGGTTATTAGAGTAAAGCAGGAAGTTGCAAAGCAGGTTCAAGAGTTAGAGCAGCGAGTTGTGCGAATTGAGGCGAAAGTAGACTCTTCGCTTAAGCTTCAGATTGAAGCAAGAATTAGGGACTTGGTGCATGAGAAATGCCAGGCAAAGAAGCAGAGAACTGTAGATAGACTTGAAGCGGAGATTGATTCACTGCAGGACGATCACCAGCGTTTGACGAAGGAACGATATCCGATTATGCCTTGCGGAGGATTGAACAGTGACTAAGCTAGCCTGGACGGATTTTATTGTAATTCACTGTTCTGCTACTAGACCTAATGCGGATATTGGAGTGCGAGAAATTCGACAGTGGCATATGAGTAAGGGCTGGTCCGATATTGGCTATCACTTTGTCATTAGGCGAAGTGGGCTTGTTGAAGTTGGTCGGCCTCTTTCTGAGGAAGGGGCACATGTTCGTGGCTTTAATAATCGTTCTGTGGGGGTTTGCCTTGTAGGCGGCTTAATGCCGGATGGGAGTACAGCTGATCTTACTTGCCCTTTAGAGTTTGATAGCTTTACTGAGGAGCAGGTAAAGTCTGCCCATGCTGTTGTAAACCTACTTAGAAAGATTTATCCAAAGGCAGAAGTTCTTGGACATAGGGATCTGTTTCCGGATAAGGATAAGAACGGAAAAGTGGAGAAGCATGAGTGGTTGAAAACCTGTCCTGGCTTTGATGCAAGAAAGGAGTTTGCATGCTGATTAAAGATTTAGGTGCGATTGGTATAGTAAGGGATTTAGCACCGCTTGAGTTACCGAGTAATGCTTTTTCCTCGGGCCAGAATGTGCGCTTTACTTCAAGGGGGGTAGAGCAGGTTTACGGGTATGGTCCAATTCTCGGACAGACGCAGATTTCTGCTGCTAACTGGCTTCGTGTGTTTCCTCCGGTAACTAGTCCTCTTCTTCTCTATGGAGATTCTAGTAGGATCTTCTGCGTAGATGGAGTTACGCATACGGATATTACTAGAGCTTCAGGAAATTACTCTGGGGGTACAGAAGATAGGTGGCAGGATACTTTTCTTTCTGGCATTCCAATCTTTAATCTTTCTACGGATATTCCTCAGATATGGGCTCCAATAGCTGCAGGAGCAAAGTTGGTTGATTTGCCTTATTGGCCGGTAAATTGGAGATGTGAGTTTATTCGGTCGTATAAGAATATGCTGATTGCAGGAAATATGACGATCAGCGGCTTTAACTATCCCTACAGAATAGTTTGGAGTCATCCGGCTGAGCCGGGGACTGTTCCTGTTTCTTGGGATGTAGAAGATCCTGCATATGATACTGGAGCAAGAGAGTTGGGAGAGACCTCGGATGTTGTAGTAGATGGTCTTGATCTCGGTAACTTGTTCATTGTTTATCGCGAAGAATCGACTTACGCCTTTCAGTATATAGGAGCTCCTAACTTCTTTGCCTCCTCAAAACTTCTGCGAGATGGTGTAGGCTTGCTGGCTAAGGGCTGTGTAGCGCAGATACCGCTTGGACATCTGGTGGTTACTAGAAGTGATGTGATTGTGCATAACGGCTCCTTGAATAGCGATCAGTCGATTCTTGAGAGAAGGTGGAAGAAGCGGCTTTTTTCCACTCTCGATGATGACAACTTTAAGAATACATTTCTTCTTGTGAATCAGCCAGAGAAGGAAGTGTGGATTTGCTTTCCCGAACTAGGAAGTACGTATGCAACCAAGGCACTTATCTGGAATTGGGCTTCCGGTGGACTTGGAGAAATGGATTTGCCAAATGTGCCTTACATTACTCCTGGCTTGAAGATTGATTCTAGTGAGGGAGATGCGTGGGGATGAAGATTCTCTATACTCCTGTCTATGTTGGTGATGCGCAGATAGCGCAGGAGTTTCAGCGCATTTCTGATGTGCTGAATAGAGCTACCTTTAATCAACTGGAAGTGGCATATAAGGAGCCTGCAAAGCCAAGACAGGGGATTGTTTATATTGCAGATGGAGAGCAGTGGAATCCACTAGAAACAGGGAATATTACGCCTGTTTGGTTTGATGGAGAGGAGTGGCAGCCGTTTGCTGAGGGTGGTAGTGGGGAGATTTCTCTTGCAGTACCTGTACATGTAGTAACAGAAACGCCTTATGTACTTCTTGAAGAGGATGCCTACAAGTGTGTGGAGATGGATTTGGAGGGAGCGAATCAGCTGGTTGTTCCTGCGGACTTGTTCGAGGTTGGGATGCAGATTCAGATTCGCCAGATTGGAACTGGTACGACCTCCATTTCTGCAGAAGATGGCGTGAGCTTATGGAGCCCATTGAACTATGTGATTCGAGCGAGGTGGGGAACGATAGCCTTGCATCAGAGGATGGAGAATAACTGGGTCTTAATGGGAGATTTGGCGTAATGCTTACTTCTCGCCTAATTCCAGTTCTGAAGCCTTTTATTTCAGGTGGAGGTCCAATAGAGCCGTCAGAGCCTATTGAGTATGCAGTAATTGATTTCAAAAATAATGGTGGCGAGTCTAAAAATAATGTTTTCTGGACTCGTGGAGCAGATCACTATCCTACTGGGGCACCCTACGGTATAGGAGATACAAATCTTTCCCGCTATCCACCTGTTGGAAGCTATTTCTTTTTAGGCTTCTACTCTATTTTAGGTGTGCAGTATCAAGATATTGTACTAGCTACACAAACTAGTGTGCCGCTAGCAAATATAGATGCAGGCTTAGCTACTTTTAAGTTGTCTTGGTGGGCCGGAACTATACGACCATCTGGAGCAACTAAATGGGATTCTTCTGAGATGCGAGCCTACTTCTATGATGGAAGTGGAGTTCTTCTTGGCTACGAATCAACTGGTTTAAGAGTTGCAACTACTGTTGTTGGTGGTAACTATGCGTGGGATCATCAGACAGATGAATGGAGTATGCCAGTAGGAACACGAATAGTACGTGTAGAAATGAGACTGCATCGACTACATGGCACCTTTAATGATGCTGCAGTTGATGAGATTATTCCTACAGTCGTTGTTTATCCGGTATAAATGTCACATTGTTACCATATGGTAACAATCCAGAAGGAGATATGAAATGGGTATCTGGAGTGGACTTGGAGCTGCGATTGCCGGACCGGTTCTCGGAGCGGCACTTGCTAAGAAACCGAAGCAGACCTCGGTTACTAAACTTCCTGATAATCAGCAAGCTAATGTAGACTTGCTGATGAGGGGGGCTAAGGAACTGTATCAGACTGGCGGACCGCGCTACTACGAAGGAGACACGGTAGCGCCAAGATCGGCAGACACCTTGGCTGGACTTGACGCAGCGCGTGCCTTTGCAACTGGGCAAGGTGGCACGCTGGCAGATAGAGCAATTACAGCAAATAATGCTTGGCTTGATCCTAGCATTCTTACGGATCTGAATAAGATTCCTGGTTACTCGGGAATGGCCTCAGACATTCAGCGGCGAATAACGCAGAATTTGCGAGAGGATCTTCTTCCTGGCCTTCGTTCCTCCGGTGTCCTTTCTGGCGGCTACGGAGATACAAAGAATGTTCAGGGACAGGCACTTGCTACAGCTAGGGCATCAGATAACCTGGCTGGGCAGTTGTCTCAGCTGGGTCTTAGTACCTGGGGACAGGCGGCTAACCTGCAGCAGAATGCGATTCAGTTGGCTCCAATGCTTATGTCACTTGGCTTGCAGCCTGCACAGATTCTTCAGATGATTGGAGCAACGAATGAACAGGATGCGCAGAACAGACTGAATGCTGATATTAATAGGTGGAACTTTAATGAGAATAGACCCCTTTTAAACCTGGAGATGCTTAAAGCACTGACTGGAACTGCAGGCCAGTACGGAGGAACTAATGTGCAGACTGGTCCTAGCCAGACTGGAACCGGAGCTATGCAGGGTCTTGGTGCTGCGCTTTATCTAATGCAGATGATGAATCCCCAGTCAGTAAATCCCATGACGCAGCCAGTCAGCTTAACGCCTACGCTTCCGACAGGAGCATTTGGGCAGCCAGTTCAAACTTTCGGCCTGCCGCGAAGTGGGTTTAATCCAGTTGCGGCTCCCACTTTAGGAGGCTACTGAGATGCTTAACCAGATTCAAGATGCTTGGCAAGGAATGTTGCAAGATCCTGAAAAGCGGGAGCAGTTTCGGCAGTTCGCTATGGCTCTTATGCAGAGTAAGCCAGATGTTACGCCGTTTGGAAATATTGGCTCAGCGATTCAGCGCTCGCAGGACTATGTTCTTGCCATGCGTGAGTTGGATAGAAAGAATCGTGCGGAGGCGGATAAGCAGCATCTGGCGGAAGAAGGTCTGACTATTCAGAGGGCTGAAGCAGAAGCTAATGCTGGTTATCGTGCAGGGGTCTTGGAGAACCAGAAGGCTGAACTGGCGCAGACGAGGAGGGATAGGATTGCTAGGAATGTTCAAGAGCGGTTGAATAGGAAGACGCAGAAGGAAATTGCTGGCCTAGAAATTCAAGGAAGGAAGGATGTTGCCTCTGCACGCAATCAGATTGCTAATAGACTGCCAGCAGCTAAGGTGCAGTTGCTCACAAAGACGGCAGAAGCATTGATGAAGAAGAATCCTGGAATGGATATTGACACTGCTTGGCTTGAAGCAGTAGCTCAAGATGCGGCTATTCCAGCACAGCTCTTTAATGTTCAGTATGGAGAAGATGAGCTTATTTATCCTGGTCTTAGTGATGTTATTGAGCAGAGAAGGAAGGCAATGGGGCTTACTGGGTCTAGACCAAAAGCACCGGCAGCACCTCAGACTGAGGTACCTCCGTCAGCAGCACCAACGAAACGAGTACCCCAGCCAGTTAGGGCCTATACAAAGAAGGACACAGAGAAGGCAGTTGGACAACCTTTTACCTATAAGAACGAGGTTTATAAGGTTGTTCACGTTAATCAGGATGGTAGTGGAATAGCTGTGCAGGAAAATAATCCTGGTGTGAGTGTTCCTGTGTCGGCAGAGCAACTGCTTATACTTCTTCAGGAGTAAGACATGAAAGAGCTTGATCTTGGGCAGCCGGCCGCGGCTACTAGCCAGCCCCCTGTTCAGAAGATGAAAGAGCTTGACTTGGGGAATTCTACGCCCACGGCAGTACCCGCATTAGCGCCTATGAAAGAGCTGAATCTTGATGAGGAGTCTCAGTTCTTTCAAAATAGAACTACTGGAGAAGAAGAATTTAAAAGTCTTAGGTCTATAAAAACGGCTGCTGATGTATATGTAGTGGATACAATTAAAGCTGCTGCGCTTTCCCTGGTTAATAAGTTTGGCAAAGATCTGGCAGGAGAAAATGACCAAGCTTATTTTAAATTTCCTATTCTGCCTAATAGGGATTTGCGGGATCAGCTGGGCCTTGTAGAATACGGGAAGAATCTTCAGGCTACTACTTCGCAAGCGAGAAGGGATCTTGCTAATGAGGTTAAAGAAAAGATCCGTGCAAATAAGGTAGACAGCTTCTTTACTTGGGGTTTACCTTCTTTCGTTTCTGGCTTTGGGGCGACTACTGTTGCGAGTGCTGTAAATCCTGCTCTTGGTCTTTTAACCGGAGGTATGCAAGCAGGTGGAGCCGGTGTGCTTGATGCTCTTTCTTCAGACAAGCCAGTAACTGATAATGAGCTTAATTTGGTTGCTGAGCTGAATGCTGTCTTTGGTATTACCTCTGGCTTAGTTTCCTTCAGACTGCTAAAAAGGTTAGGCATTGCTGGTAAGGTTGCACAGACTTTTACCAATGAACTAATTAAACATAGAACCGCCGGAAAGTTCTTGGGAGATGTATCAAAGAGTGCCATAGAGAATACACTTCAGGAAGTCTTGGAGGAAATTGGTGGAAATTGGGTAGCGAGTGACGTTGTTGGCTATGACCCAAACCGTCCACTTACGGAAGGGTTAATAGATGCGGCTACGGGTGGTGCGTCTGCCGGTGCTATCGTAGATCTTCTTCTGACTAGTATTAAAAGAGGGCATCAGAAGGCGACAAGGGATGAGTATGGAAGGACTAAGTGGCAGCAGAAACAGGCTGAAAAGCATGAGAAGGCAGTAGAGGCTGCAGCTAAGGGAGCCGACGTTACAGCTGTAATGGGAACCTATACGCCTGTAGGTACACAGATTGAGGAGAGGAAGAGGCTTAGTAATAAACTAGCTCAGCCCGATGATCCGCTTAGTCATCTAGAAGATGAAATGCAGAGTCGGTACTTTTGGTATCCTGGTGATACAGGACCAGAGGGTGCTAGTATAGTACTTGCATTTAATCCGAATCAAGCAGCTCCACCGATGGAGATTCAGGTTGAACTTAAGAAGGATGGTGTGCATACTATAGTAAAACCTACTGCTCCTGGTAGCTCCCCACAAGAGAGAGTTTTTCCTACTGTAAAGGAAGCAGTCGAGTTTGCTGAGCAAGAAGCAGATAGGCTTCAATTTCCTGCTCTCCTAGGTGGATCTAGACTGGAAATGCTTACTTGGAGTCAGGAAGGTAAGAAAGAGATTCTTTCTTCTCGAGTTCCAGAGTCTGTTTCAGTAAGAGGTGAACTTACTGAACTTGGTCAAGTAGATCCTGTAACTAATCAACCCCTTTACTCCTATGAAGAAGTCGTCGTTAATAAGAAGACTCAGTCGCAAACAAGGCCCTCTAATTATCCCCCAGAAATTTTTCCCGCGAAGGATTTGGATGAGGCTAAGGAAAAAGCAAGGCTGCTTTTTCTTGAGAATAGTAGGGAGACCGGATTAACGTCTACGAATCCTATTAAGTATCTAGTAGATACTCCAAAAAGGGGTATATCTCTACTAACAACCACCTTTGCTACGTTTCAAGGAAGAACGCCTACAACTGGTGTTTTCAGGTCATACCTGTATGATTTTAGTTCTAAGGTACTGACTGCGCTTGGTGTTGCTCATACGACCTCTGTTGAGCCAGATGGAAGTGAGGTCGTTTCCTTTCCTGATATATATAAGCCTGCAGAATTTAAAGCTGGTAATATTCTAGCCATTCAAGACGAAACAAATTTCGGTACTATTATTGCCAATCATAAAGCTGCAGTGGCAACTGTACAGCAGGAGGTTAATGCCCTTAAAGCGCAGTTCGGTTCAGGGAAGAGAAAACCTACTTTACTTATGCAAAATAAGTTGAAGAACAAAGAAGCAGAGCTGAAGCAGTATAAGCAGGAGCTTATTAGAGCCTTAAAAGCGCAGCGAAATTTTAATAATCTAGTTCGCTTTGCAACTACTATAGGTAAGTTTTCGAATAGGCTTATGGGAAAAAACCATAAGACAGTAGTTCGCTTTATTTCTGGAGAACCTTCTAGCTCCTATATGATGGGTTTATTTGGTGAATTAGGCACAGTAAAAATTAGTGTTCCGCCCAATAAACTTCACAATAGGGATAGTGTCATTCAAGCGGCTCAAACGATAATGCATGAGTTTGGACATGGAGTTTTTCATCATGTACTCCATAGGCATCTTGATATATTGAAGAAGAATAGAGCTGCTGAGTATGTTAAGCTGATGGAGGAACTGGATACAGCTTATCTTCGATGGGCACAGACTAAGATAAGGCAGCCTGTTGAGTCTCTACTAGTAGATATTCCTGGTACCGCGTCCATTGTAGCAATGGAAAAAAATATTCCTTTAGATACACCTCTGAGCTTGGCGGGGGATTTAAGGTATTATGCAAGTCCTTCTGAGTTCATGGCTGAATTCTTTGCTACTGGTATAGTAGAAGGTAATATCCAGTTTGATGAGACTCTTTTTAAGTTCTCTCAGGATGTTCTGGCGGACATGAAGAAGATCTTTAGTGGGATAAGGGCACTGTCTTCCGAACCTTCCTTCTTTGGTTCTATTAACAGCTTTACGAAGTACATGGACTTCCTTACGTTTGAGGGAAGAAACAAGCTTTGGATAGCTGAAAATGCCGAGAAAGAGGTAACTAAGTATAAGACGTTAAGGAACATGATCCTTAATACTCAGGACCCAGATGCGTTTTGGGATATGGAGAGTTTGGATAAATTCTTAGAAGCTAAGGTTCGCTTTAACTGGTGGATTAAGAATACCTTTGGCCTACTTAACTTGAGGGATATTAATCCAGATATTACAGAAATCGCAGACTATGTTAGCGGTATGGAACGCTGGCACGCTCGTCGCGTTGGCTTAGTTCGCCGTGGAGATGAAATTACTAGGCAGATTAAGGATTTGCCGAAAGCACAGAGGCAAAAGCTTTCCCATTGGATCTTTGATGAGGACTTTCACGGAATCTTTTATGATGCTGTAGAACTTAAGCATAGAGGTATTACAGAAGAAACTGTAAAAGTTTACAAGCAGATTCGAAAAGTCTTTACTGATTCTTTGTTAGAAGCGAAGAATAGTACGATAGCTCTCTTGAAAGAAACCTATGCGGAAAAGCCTTTAGAGTTGCACACGAAGTTGGCAGAGCTTGAGAAAGATTTTGCTCTCATGTTAGCAAAGCCGTACTTTCCTCACATGCGCTATGGAAACTGGACAACTGGCGTATATGATGATAAAGGTAAGATAATTGCATTTACTGCTCGTGAGACAAGGCTTGGGCAGAAGTTAGCTGAGAATAAGTATCGGGCTACTTTTGGTGCAACAGCGAAAGTCTTTACTTCTAAGTTTATTGATGAATTCAGAGACTTACAGGGAATGCCTGCCTTCTACTTGCGGGCTTTGAAGGATAAGTTGCCTGCTCTGACAAAGGATCAAACAGATGTACTAAACTTCCTAATCGAAGAAAACTCTCCTGTTAGGGGATACAAACAGAGGTTTCTGCAAAGGAAGGGAGTTGAAGGTTACTCAGAAGACTTAATTCGAGGATTTAATTCCTTCGTTCTTTCTCATGCTTCTCATACTGCTAGAACGGAATATGTTCCAGTAATTAGACAGTCTATTACTGACCTTTCTACTAGAGCACAAATTCTCCGTGAGGCGGGTAAGAATGCAAATAAGATTTCTGATATAATTAGCTACCTGAAAGAGCACTTCGAGTATATGACAGAGCCGCAAGTAGAGTGGCACGCTCTTCGCAGCTTTATCTTTACCTGGTCTCTCGGGTTTAATATTAAAAGTGCGGCAATGAATTTTGCTTCAATCCCGATGATAACTTATCCCTACCTTGCAGCTAGGTTTGGAGATAAGGCAGCACAGGATTCGCTCTCCTGGGCTAGTAATGAACTGTGGAGGATTGTGCATAATCCGGAAAAGGCTGATCCAAGGATGATTAAGCTCTTGGAGTGGGGAACCGCACAAGGCTTTATTGACCAGTCCCTTATGATGGAAGCTGCGGTAGCTGCTTCTGAGTATTCAGAGAATCAGAATCCCTTTCTTCCAGCTTGGAAGCAAGGAGCCTATCAAATATCTTGGGCTGGCGCAGTGCCTTTCCAGTTGGTTGAGAAACTGAATAGAAACATAACAGCTATTGCAGCTGCTAAGTTGGCATTTGAGTCTAGTGCCTCTAGGGATGAGCCTACTGGCCAGCAAAGTGTAGCTTTCTCTTTTGCTAAGCAAGCTGTTTCAGCTACGCAAAATGAGAATGCGAGATGGAATAATCCTCGCTTTAGTAGAGGTCGTGCTGGCTCATTATTCCCCTTCATGAAGTTTGTAGCAAATGCGGTTAACCGCTTTGCCTTTGGTAATGATCCGGCGGCTTTCCGTTTCTGGCTTGGACTGCTAACTCTTGCGGGACTTTCCGGTTTTCCCTTCGTTGAAGACCTTGAGGATATTCTTGATGCCCTTCTAACTCAGTATAAGCAGAGGATGGGAATGAAGGATCCTCATACTGAGCTGTCTGCGGATATGCACCGTCTAATAGGAGCTTTGGGTGCTGATCCTGAACTGGTTATGCACGGTATTACGAGTGAGAGTTTTGGTCTCGGCTTCGTTGCAGACAATCTGGGCTTTCCTTTTCCAAAGATAGACGTATCTAACTCTATCGGCTTTGGAAATATTCTTCCTTTTACGAAGACTATTAAGAAGCTGGGACAGAATAAGGATATGACCGGCTCAGAGATTGTTGGCTCCCTTCTGGAGGAGAGCGGTGCTTCTGGCTCTTCCATTGTAAGCCTAATTGGGGCTCTAGCTGCAGACAATCCTGATACTTGGGCAAGGGCAGAAGTAGGACTACCTGCCGCCTTTAGGAATGCAAGTAGGACTATGAGAGCGGCAGCAAGGGAGGGAGTTTTCTCCCGTGCTGGAGACAAAATTGCAGCATTTGAAACGCACGATCCAGTAGCTAAAGTAGAACTGGCTGCTATGGCTTTGAGCTTTCAATCTTCTCGAGTAACACAAGGATGGGAGAAGGAAGCATGGAAACTGCAAGGAGCATTATACTACTCAACATGGCGAAATCAGCTTCTGAATAGAAGGAACTTTGCCTATTATACAAATGATAGAGAAGCTATTGCTAGAGTAGAGAAGGATATTCGGATTTTCCAGAAGCAGGTTCCTTTTCCTGAATTGGGACTCGAAGCATCTTCCTTGCAAGAATCTCTTAGAAAATATATAGAGGCTAGGGAAAGAGCAAAGTTAGGACTGCCCAGAGATATAAAGCAATATAGGCTGGAACAGTCCTATGAGGGCTTGCAGGGAGAGGGAAGGTAATTAACTCTTTTTCTTCTTAGTCTTCCGTTCCTTCGGAAGTTGCCTAAGTTCGTAAAGTACCTTGGGGCAGCGAAAGCACTTCTCCAGCTTTCCTGCCCCAAGGGCTCTCCTATAGTGCTGCACAGTTCCTTTAGCTAGGCCGAGGCGTCTAGCTAGGGAGGCTGTAGTTACCTTCTTATTATGCATTAGAAGATTGTAAGAGCAGCAGTAGCCGGCGAACTTAGCTAGCTGCTCCATCAGTGTTCTGCCCACGAAGTTTCTCCATATTTGGCCTAAGATAGAGTTGACTATCTTTCTGCTCAAGAAAGACAAACTCATTCTGAATGAGGGCACTTGTTGCCTTCTCAAAGTCCTCAAAGGACATATGAGCCATGACAAGGGAAAAGAGTTGAGACTTCTTAATAATCTTATGAGAGAGAAGAATCTGCATAATCTCCCTAAACTTCTTAGCTCCTGTGTCCGCACCTATAGCAGAAAAGACGTGCGGCATATCCCTTTCGTTAACCGTAAGAATCTTCTCTGCGCTTTCAAGATGTTTGGCAGAGATTATAAGATCATTCCCTTGAGCTGCAGAGAGAATCATAGCAAGCTTGTGCATATGAGTTTGCTTCCGTGCCCAATAACCTGCAAAGCGTTCGCCAGCTAAGATGTTATCTGTCTTAGCATAGTGTTTCTCATACCACTCCGTGCCCCAAGCAACAGCTTCAGGAGTAAGATGAAACTCGCCCACAAGAGAAGAAAGCACTCGCAAGTCTTCGACTAGCTTGCTCTCTAATTCCTTGAACGCTTTCGGCATCTCCAAAGAGGGATAAGCAATAAAACGGCGCTTCTTGTTTGCAAAAACGAAAATACATCTGGAGGTAAAACCTCCGCCAATTAGATACTCGGGAAAATTTCCCTGAATCCAAGCTGGTGTTGTACATGCAGCTATATTCAACCAAGGGTTCTCTATCTTGTCGTGTCCAGAAGTTTTCGTTTTCTTCTCGAAAATACCGGTCTGACCGTCCCATAAGGCAACGAGGATATCTACCATTTCCCTGTCGTGTGGATTTAAGAATGTACCAAACTCGCCACTGGCAATTGACAAAGCCGACATAGGCATAAATGTACCATTGGCTAGTGGAATGCCCTCCGTTGATTCCGCAAGGTGCGTTACTAATGCCTGCCAAGTAATTGCCTCTGGACCAAAGTGAATACCCTTTAGCTGGCGAAGCAGATTCTGACCAATTCTTAGCGTCGTTGACTTCGACACAATTCCGGGAGGAGCTACAAAGATTATATAGAAATTCGGATACCACTGGAAGTAACCCATCTCGATCCATGTTTTTCTCCTTAGTGCACCTGCGATAGTATGAACACCGGCCCAAAAGTGGAAGACCGCTGGAGCTTCCGAGTATTCTGTGTACTCGAGGTAGGCTTGAAGCCAGTCTGAGAAGTGTCTCCTGCTCACTTGCAATCACCCCAGGAATGCCCAAGGTGAGCGTCGATTGGGATAACAAGAGGATCTTCGTAGGGAATTTCTATCTCCATAAGTTGACAGATCTGCTTACTAGTCTCCTCCTTTCCTTCTAAAGGAAATTGAAATGTGCCCGAATCGTGAGTCTGGAGAAGGGCCTCGACATGGGGAAGGGCAAGATCAACATTCCTGATGCCTTGATTGATAGTAATTCCGACGGTAGACTGCGGTATCCATGCTACAGCTTCCTTGATAATGTCGTCTACTCGTCCAAAAAAGTAGCATCTATAGCCATAAGCGTTTTCGACATATCGCCTGGATGAGATTTCAAGTCTAATACGACGATGCCATTCGGCAATCGCAGGATGTGCACTGAACCAGCGAGCAAGAAACTGCTCTGCTTCATGGGTAGTGATTCCAAGGTGGCTAGCAAGGACTGATGGAGTAACAATGTAATTTGCGGCGTGAACCCCAGTTTTTGCCAGTTGTCGTCTGGGATCACCCTTGCCCGAGCAGGCACCGAAAATGTCTTTAGCATTCTCCGTGTGCAGGTCTCTTGACTTGTCTCTGAAGATTGCTTTAAGTAGTTCATCATTAGCCTCCCAAGCTACTACACGAGCGTCTGCCTGTGCGCCGTCAAAATCCCCTATGGTCTTGCCTTCATCAGCTATGAACATCTTACGAAGATTAGGCATTGGATAGCTGAAGTTCTTGTAGTCAGCTCCTGTAGACACATTCTGCAAGTTGGTGCCAAAGCCGAAAGCATCTTCTCTTGAGGCAAGTCGATATGTACTAGTTCCTGGAATGATGTAGGAACAGCGCATACGGCCATCATGATCTACAGGCTGAGCGCAGACCGCATGAAAGATCTTCATGGTTCGTATTTCAGAAATAGTCTCGCAGAGAGGAACAGCAAGAGGATCTTGCTTCTTGATTTTCTCTAAAGCATCATCATTAGTTGTAGGTCTTGGTGGACTAACCCTGTAGTTCATTACAGGCTTGATGCCGAGATCCTCATAGAAAAGCTGACAAAGCTGTTTCGGAGAGTTGGCCATCTTCTCAGTACCAGAAGTAATAAATTGGAGCCAGGCAATACGCTCCTGTTCCGCCTTGAGAAGCTTCTCTCCCAGATCTTTCTTAATTCCTTCATCTACTCGGATGCCCCGAAGCATCATCTTAAGAACGGTATCCTGAAAATTGTGCTGCATCTCGCAGGGCGTCCCGTACTTCGTTCTCTTATAGTTCATACTGAGGAGAGTTTTCTTAATCTCCTCTGCTATAGCATAAGTACGGACAGCGTCGATGCAGTTATACCGCCAAAGCTGCTCCTCATTCATGTACTTGGGATTCCAGTCCTTGCCCTCGTCTTTCCAGTAAATGTGATCTTCCAAGTAGAAGGAGGATAAGAAATCAAGACCTTTTGGCAGTAAGCTGAATAGGGAATGATGAGCAGTCATCGTGTCAAGATTAAGCTTGCACCAGAGACCCCACTGCCGAATTAAGTATTGGGAGTCGTATGGAAAATTCTGACCGACAACTGAGACATTCTCATGAGTTAGAAGTTGGCGAATGAAGAAGACTACCTCGAGTTCTTCCTCTGGGGAGAAGTAGCCATCCCATCGTTCAACGCAGAGAATGGGAATGCAGATAGCCTGAGTGGGTGACCAGGAGATACCGATGCAAGCAATCTGCTTATTCCGTGTCTCGATATCTACAGAGAGAATGAGAGGGCCTTCATCTGCCTTCTTCTGCAGGAAGGAAAGAGTTTCAATTACCTTCTCAGCTGAGGGGCGAAGAATAAACTCGTATTGAGGATTAGGCCAGGGTACACGACCGGATGCTCGAGCGCAGGCCCGTCCTATATCTAGAGAGGTAACATACTGCTCCTGTGGCTGCCGAAGTAAGTAGGCAGGATGATAAGTAGGAATGCACTTAATTTCGAGGTCGCCATCTTGATAGACTAAATGAGATCCCCGCCACTTGATAATTGAATCGTAACCGAAGAGGGCTCGAAGGGGCGCTCGACCGAGTAGAAGTGCGACTCGCGGACGAACAACTTGTAGATCTGCGAGTAATTCTCGAATGCCGTTCCGAACTGTCTCGTTTGGACCTTGATTGTCTGGCCACCAAGCTTCAAGACGATTTCCAGGCGGCCGATACTGAACAACGTTATTGATTCTACACTGATTTCTGTCTTGTCCGACCGAAGCAAGCATCCGTGAGAGCAGCATTCCCGATTGACCGATAAATGGCTTTCCATACTCTTCCTCCTCCTTACCGGGAGCTTCACCAATGATATAGAGTTGAGCATCGAGTGGACCAGAAGCAGGTACTCTTTTCATAGCTTCCTACCTTTCTTCTTACATGCGAGTACGAGCGATCTTACACATCTCCTTATCAATTTCAATTCCTGTGGTATAGATATTCTTTCCCTTTGTGGCTGCGAAGATTGTACCCGAGCCACAGCAGAAGTCAAGAACATGATCTCCCGGACCAACAGACCAGGAAAGAAGTTCCTCGTAGAGTGCGACGGGTTTCTGCGCTGAGTGAATCTTATCTGGCTCCGCACGACAGAAGATTACGTCAGAGCCGTGCCGAATGACTGGCTTGCGCCCGCGTGACGCGAAGATGATGGCCTCGTAGGAACGCTGTGGGCCATAATCAGGTTGAGGCATATGCCCTGTTCCTTTTGCCCAGATTACGGGAGTAGGCCAAACATAGTAGCCGCCTGCCTCAAACTGGAGGCGAAGAAGGGAGAAGAAGCGAATGTCATGGAAGAAGAATAAGTGCATCTTTGACTTGCAAGAGGCAAGAAGCTTTTCAGAAAGAAGAAAGTTCTTGGCCTCTATTGCAGCCAGCTGGTCATCCTTATAAGTATGGGAAAGGGCTTTTGTCTGTTCGCCAAAGGCATGAGCTTCAATTCCATATGGCGGATCTACAATGATACAGTCATAAGTCTCGAGCGGTAGCTCAAAGTCTGTATAGCTACCTTCGAAGAGGATGTTATATTCTTGTTCCTCCTCTTCGAGAAGCTCGCCCAGAGCTCGAGCAAAGAGCTGTTCAGACTTCTTCTTCGCAAGCTTGTAAGCTTCGTTTTCCGTCTTAGCCTTCTTTACATCTTCATCATCAGCATGAGCAGCAATTAGGAGAGCACGGCTTACATCCTTCTTCGCTGTACTTTCTTCTTCTACAACTTCGTGTTCAACCAGCTTCTGTGCTGTCTGCTCTTGCGTCCAGGAGACATTCTGCTCTGCAAAGAAGGCATGAAGACGAGCAACCGCTCTTGCCTGTTCTGCCGGGGAAAGGTTTTTCCTGCGGAGATTTTCTTCAAGTTCGATACGAAAGAGGATACGCGGTTCCTCTGAAGATGCAAGTAGAACAGGAATTTGATTTGGTGGAACCTGCTGCCCATCATATAGAAAGGTCTTACCTGAAGCGGCTAGGGAGCGAACAGCGGAAAGACGGCAGAAGCCTGCAACTAGCTGTCGATCCTTAGTAACTGTGATGGGGTTAATGAGTCCGTTTGCAAGAATTGAATCTGCTAGTTCCTTAATATGCTTATCAGCAGACTCAGCCCTTTGCCGATCTTTAGGAATCTCAATCGTATTAACATTAAGTAGACTGGCCATATGAATCCTCGATGAAGAAAAAAACGGGCAGGCAGGGAACCGTAAGGCTCAACCTGCCTGCCCAAAACAAGGGCCCGCCCTACTTACAGGCCCTTGACCCCCCGGACTTCAGCATACACCTTAGCCGGATCTTCCTTATCCGTGCGGTGCTTAATGGAGATGATAGCTACGCAGCCCTTCAGCATGAGCGGTCCCCAAGCCTGCCCATCCTTGTTCTGATCGAGCGCCTCACGAAGGCGACCGAGGTTTACATTCTTGTTCTTGCCCATGTCAAGTCCATTTGATGGGGTCAAATCAAGAATCATGGACTGACGGGCCTTCGGAGTGTAGCCGAGCTTCTTGCGGACTTCCTCATCCGTAATTTCCCAAGTTACGTCTAGGCTGATTCCAGAAGTACCGGCACGATCGCCAGAACGAAAGTCAATCTTGCGGGTTTCAACACTGACGATCTGAGCAGTGTAGTCACCTTCCTCAATAAGTGCGAGCTGAGTGGAGTTAGCACCGTCAACAGTCATTGAGAGAAATGCATTTGGATCAAGAGTCATGATTAAGTTTCCTTAGTGAAGATGAAAGAGAAGAACTGCCTACTCGGTTTCTTCGATAATGCCTCCTTTTTTCTTCCATGTATCTATGAGCTGAACGAAGCTTGGCTTAAGGTTAGCTGCAAGTGGGACATTTCTTGCCTTTGTATCAGCACCTGTCTCAGCAGCAGACCAAGTAAACTTGTCTCCCTCTCTGCGAGCAAGAATTACATCGGAGAAGAACAGGGGAAGTTCTGGAGCTAGCTTCTGTCCGAGTGTATTGATAGTGACGTAGGTTCCACCTGTTACCTCGTCTCGCTCTCTTGCTATGTGAGCAATGAGAAGGAAGCCTGCCCGCATATTTGTAGTCTCGTAGTCTATAAGCTTGCGAATCATGTCCTGCGCAAGCCCCCAGTCAGGCATAGACTTAGTAGGCTTACCACCGACCACGAGGGACATTGCCATCTTGCCTAAGCCGGTAAGAGAGTCAAAGACGAGCCAGCGATTTGTGCCCCAAGAATCAGCTGAGCCATAGGACTTACCGTCACGATCACAGATGAAGTTATTGCAGGTATTAATTACCTCAAGAAACTGGTTGTACTTGGCGCGGTCTGCGTCTGTCATCTTCGTTAGCATCTCGAAGGTGAACTTGTTGACCTTCGTAGCTATGTCAAGAATAGACTGGAGGTTGGTAGCTGCTGGAGGAATATACTTCCAGTGCAGCTTCTCGACGGGAACATCGGAGAGAACTTCCATTCCCGGCTCAGTAAAGATGACAAAGGGAGTAATGCCTGCATCTATGAGAGTACGGATGGAGTGAGTCTTACCTGTGCCCGAAGGCCCCATTAGAATTACCTTGGGAGCAGGAATAGGTGATTTAGTCATAAGCAGGCTCCGTGTTGAGTAGAAAGGAAACTATGTCGAACTCTTGCGGGTAGGCGTGCATCCTGTAGTAGTCGTCTGGAGGACGGACTTCGATGTAGTAGACTTTGCCTTTCTTTTCTTGACAGCGGGTGCAGTACTCGTACCACATTTGCCACTCCCTTTCCGGGATGAGCTTGATGCGATAGAGGTCTTTGCCGCAGCAGCAGCAGATGCAGACACACGAACGGGAGAGCGAGGGGTAGGTAGCTGTGGCGAAGGCGAAGTCTTCCGAGTAGATGATTGCTTTGGTAGGTGTAGCGAAGGGAGACAGTCTCGACAGAGCTGTTTTCCCCACGCTTTCGGATTCCTCCCACAGCGAGTACATAGTTCTACCTCGTGATAGTTGACTGAGGTTGACTGACAAGCAGAACAAGAAAACATCTGTGGATAGGATACTGAAACCTGCTCACGATGACTACAGTTCTCACAGATTACTAGGTAAGTTCGCATAGTGCCTCGTAAAGTAGATCGGTAGCTGTATAATCTTGCTCTGTAAGGGGATTCCACTCAAGCTTCTGGAAGAAGGTCATGACCCACTCCTCGGGATTAGGCCGAAGGCAGAGTTGCTTATATGCACAGCCAGAGTAGTGCCCGCAGGACTCACCGAAGTCTTGAGAGTAGGAGTGATTCTCCCACGCCTTTTTGAATCGTTCTATATCCTCACAGAGTTGATCGAACCACTGATTAATGAGCCAAGATGGGTAGCGGACTGGAGCTACCTGAAAGGTTATGTCGTTCTTTAAAAGCCCAATGCCGCGAACAATAACCCCAGGGCACTCGAAGCCCTGTTCTCGAACTGCCCATGTATAGCCAAGGAACTGACCCCGAAGGTCGAAGTTGGAGGCCCATGAAGGTCCGAGCCTTGAAGTAGTCTTCTCGTCTACAGGCCAATACTGACCGTTGTAGTATGCGAGCATGTCAAACTTACCTGTGTACAGGAGCGGTTCTCCCGTCTCCGGATGAGAGATTGGAAGGGGGATGGCGAACTTGTACTCGACCGCTGGCTCACCTCGGGGATTTATGTAGGGAATGATTATATCACGATCCAGCGGAAATTCTGCAAAGTAACGCAAGACTGCCAGCAGAATCCTCGAAGAGGACTTCGGGCCAAGAGCGTCAGCAGAATCCTCCTCGGGTTTAGCGAGGAAGGCGGAGAGAGCCCCGGCGGCAGAGGCTATGTCGGCCCTCTCAGCAGGGGAGAGGTTGGGGAAGAAAAGAAAAGAGGAAGAGGAAGAGGAAGAGGAAGAATTGTCCCTTCGAACCTCCGTAAAGTAGATCTTGCGAGCAACCTCTATACCGTGCGCGAAGGCACCTCCGGCAGAGAGATGATTGGATACAGACTTTGGCTTGAAGTGGTATAGGCCAGAATAGGCTCCCTTCAACTCGCACTCGGTAAAGGCAAGGCGAGTTGAGGAGTCTATCCAGGCAGGGAACGGTGGCCTCTCTATTTTCGGTCTCATCCTTCTTCTCCCTACTCGAATGAGTCGAGAAGGGTGTCCAAATCTGCAGCCGAAGCAGCAGAGGTGCCTGATTTCTTCTTGGCCTTGCCCTCCGTAACCACGGGAGCCTGGCGTCTGGCCTCACGAGTGAGATTTACTGCCTTACGAAGCTCCTCTTTCGTTACGAGGTCTCGAACGTTCTTTCCTTCTCGAATGCCTACGAGTATGCGCATACGAAGGTCAGCTACGAATCGTGCGTCATCAGGTGTCATGTTGAGTTTCCTTCTGAATTGTTACTATGTGGTAAGTATAGGACATTTACTAGACAAAGTACCTTCTGAAATCTTCTTCCGACAGGTCATCTACCGCAGCCTCGAGGAGGGCAGCAGTGTGCATCTGGAGCCCGTTAAGTAGATCGGGCCATGTCTCCCCTCCCGAGATGGAAAGGCCGCCTATTTCTACCCCGTCTCCGTTTTCGTTCTCGATGGAGAGCAAGACCACTACTCGGGCATCGCTCTTGATTCTCTCCGGCTGTTTCTTCATCTAAGTTTCTCCTCGATTGCAGCTAGGTCTTTCTGTATCAGAGCCTCAATGTAGTGGCTGAGAGCACCGTAGCGAAACTCCTCTGGGTTTTCCACGCTTGCCAGCTGAGGGCGAAGTAGGAGGATCTTTACCCGTGTCTCGGGTAGAATTCTGATGAGACACTTGTAGGCATAGTTCTTCGGTCTGCCACCTTTGCTCATCCTTCTTCTCCTTCTTCTCCTTCTTCTCCTTCTTCTCCTTCTTCTCCTTCGCACTGACCGGAGCCAGCTCTGTGTCGAAACGGGTAAGCTCCGCACGAGCAAAGGGAGTAAAGCCTGAGCCGCTTACTTAACTTTACCATGCAGTAGACAAGGCCTTCTTTAGTCTCTACTCGATCTAGGAAGTAGCCGCGCTCTGTACTAATATGATTGCAGACCTGCGGAATTACTGTGAGCTTCCTGTGGAGGAAGGGCATATCTTCTTGGTGGAAGACTGCCGTGATCTTGACTCGTGTTTCCTTCTTGAAGATACGTTCCATGTCAATCCCCCTGAAGCATCTTCTTAAGGTCATTTTCTGTAAGGGAGGTGCCCTCTGCTTCCCTGCTCGCTTCCCCTTCCAGTTGCATGATAGCGGATAGGAGTGCATCTGAGAAGGTGGCACTTACGGTTACTGTGCGGTCCTCGATGCTGGTTGTAAGAGTCTCGAGTTCGGGGTGCTCACGTAGGAGGCTCTTCCTTGCAAGATTAAGCTGGAAGCGAAAGCGGATAGCCTCCTTCTTTGAGGCGCATTCGAGACGGACAGTAGCGCCGGTCCTGCAAGTTTTCAGTGCGGTGAGCCAGACGCGGTTAAGTAGGGACTGGTCTTGAATCTTGTAGCTCATATTGTATCCTCGAAGAAGGCTTCGGCTAGGATAGTAGCTAGGAGAACAAGATCCTCTGTCGGTATCTCAGATTCAAGAAAGGAACTGAGAACCCCGTTTCGCAGGTCATATGACTGGACAAGACCAAGTCCGGCAATGGTAATCTTGGATTGGGCGAAGGAGACCTCTGCTTGGTAGAGCATCTTCTCCGTTCGGATTAGGAATTTGCCGTCCGTGGTCTGAATTATACTAAGTTCTCGCGGCATCTTCGTCAGCTCCAGATAGATTGTGGCATATTAACACGTTCCGAATGCGTTGTCAAGTTTATGCCTGCGGCCAAGTCCGCAAGAGCGAATCAAGTTCGAGGAGGGAGTAGACTACGGGCTTGCCGTGCTTCTCAAAGTGAGAAATTTCAAAGTCTGCGCCGGGTGAGTCTTGCTGAAAGTAGTGAAGTTCGGTGTAGCGAACCGGGACACGCAGGCAGATATCGCAGAGTTTTGCAATGGAGAGTGAGTAGGAAAGCCAAGTAGCATAATGGTGGGGAAATGTCAGATGCTGAAAGTGTGCCCAGAGAGGACAGACCGGTATGCAAGAGCCTTTCGTTAGAAGGAAGTCGAAGGTTGCCATGGCCGAGCGGACATTCAGTGCTTGGTCTCCCTTGGAGTAGGGGGAGGCAATGTAGACATAGGGCTTAATGCTGTTCATCTTCGTTCTCCCGCTCTTTACTTTCGAGACCTTCTTCCTCTCGATCTTTCTCCGTCTCCTGCTTCCTTCTCCTCGCTCGCAGTTCTTCTACTTCCCTCTGCCTTTGAAGGAGGAGTTCCTTGAGGTCGTGCTTCTCGAGGAAGAACTCGACAGCGGATTGGACAGCAAGTGCGTTCTTGTTCTTCCGGTAGGGAAGAATGGAAGCGGTGGCGACTAGAAGCCTGAGAGCGGTTTCTAGCTCACCATGATTTTTTGCTCCGGCTTCTATAGCTTTCGAGAGAAGGAAGTGCAGCTCCTCCTTTTTGGCCCATGTGCGCTCGAAACGGAAATGCGCTGCATCTAGGAGGTTGAGAAGGGTCTCCCGATCTTGCAGAACTTGAAGGTAGACTTCCTTCTCCGGCTGCTCTTTGTCTGGGGCGAAGTGCCCAGAGAAAGACCACCGATTGGCCCTCTTGCGAATATCATGTAAGCTCATTCCTTGTCCTCCTATTTCCCCAAGCGTGCGTTTCATGTCAGCCCCTCTTTCTTAAGCTTCGCTACAAGTTCGTCTCGCTCGCTCATGCCAATCCCTCCTTCTCAAGTTGCGCGAAAGGAACACGAAACCCGCTGGCGTGCTTGTGACCGCCGCCGCCATACAGTTTTGCGATCTCCGATACGTCGATGCCATCTTCCTGAGATCGCAGGCTGAATACTCTCCCGTCTGGCGTGTCCCAGTAGCAACCGGCAAACGGCCGGCCTTTGGCGAGCGCGTGGCCCGCATCGGATGTCATGGTATACGGCAGGTTGGCGATATGGACTCTGTACCCGCCAATCACGAATTCGCGCGTGACAACGCCGATTAACTCGGCAATGTCCTTGAAGTGCTTACGCTCGATGGCAGCGCCTTCTTCGGCCAACTTCTGCGGGTCTTCCGCCATCAGCTCGTCCCATACATCGAAGTCGTATGGGTGGCTGAACACGTTTGCCTGAATTTCGCGGGTGC